TGTTGATTGGGCAGGTGGCACAGCCCCTACGCTTACAGCAACAAACAACGGTGTAGATGTATTTGTGTTCTATACTATTGACGGCGGTACAACCTACTACGGCTTCACGGCTGGACAGGCGATGGCATAATGAGTACAGCAGCTAATAAAATGGTTCAAGCCGCCGCTGGTAATAGTGGCGATATTTTAGATACTTTACTTATGGGAACATATTTTGGTGGCAAAGATATTATAGTATTAGATGTTTCAGATATTTCTAATATAAGTGACATAGGAAGTGCTGATAATATTGGAGGCCACGCGTTTTTCAGACCACCGTCTGCAATTGACCTGACAAATAACTTGCTCTTTTTGCCTCACTCTAGCGGTTCACCCTATAACACCGATACTTATGACATAAGTAATCTATCAAGTATATCTAGGACAGACGTTTTTTATTCCGGTAGGCAGGCTGAGCACGGAGCTATCGCTGACCCTAACAGAGAAATACTATACAGTACGGGAAAAGCCAGCTACTACCAAATTGATAAACTAGACTATTCCACTCCTAGCGCACTTAGTCGTCTCACTTACGCTAGTTCAGACAGTAACTTAAACCTATACTACCCTGAACTATCTAGCGATGGCGACACTCTTTTTACTATAGGTTCTACTGGCAACTACTCTGGCTTATTAAAAAGTTGGGATGTTAGCGGAACTGCTTTCTCTTCTCTAGATTATCTTAGTCATAGCGGAAATCCCGGCGGCAATTACTCCGGTTTAAATTGGATTGAGCAAGACAATTATTTAATTAGTGCAAACAGTTTAGGTTACATTAAATCTTTTGATGTATCCGATACTTCTAATTTAGCTCTTGAAGATACACTAAATGTTACATCAAGTGTTTCTGGAGCGACTTTTACTACACAGCACACACGGGCGGTAGATTCTGTAAATAACCTTTATTTTCTTACTGACTACTATGGTAAAGTTTATATTATTGATGTATCTGACCCTACAAATTTAGTTTATAAGAATTCCATAACTACACAAGTTAGCTCAGGGAGCAGCACCGGCTTTGTAACTGTAGACCCCGCGAGAAAATTAGCTTTTTGTAGTTTTCAAAGTGGCGGCCATGCCACTAAGGCTTATTTATATGTTATAGATTATAGTGATATAAACAATTTAAGTTTAACTACCGTTGACTTAGAAACTATAAACTCAGACTTTGCGCCACCTTCAGGAATCTACAATGTTGGCGGCGGAACTTTTGGTTATTTATTTAAGGGGCAATAATGAAAGTAAAAATAATAAATGGAGACATAGGGACTTTTCCCTACTCCTTTAGAACACTAAAAAAAGACAATCCAAATACGTCTTTTCCTTCTCCGATGACTGATGAAGATTTTGAGGCTTGGGGTATCTATAACGTAGCCCGTTCTGATAAACCTGAAGTTGCTCATAATCAAAGAGCAGATGCTAACAATGCCCCCACCTTAATAGAAGGAGTGTGGACGTTAGGCTGGACAGTAAGAGACTTGAACGCAGATGAAATAGCATTAGCGGCTGAATTCGTGCGGAGCGAACGCGATGAGTTACTTGCTGGATGCGACTGGACACAAGTTAATGATAGTGCTTTAGACGACTCTACAAAAACTTCTTGGGCCACATACCGCACAGCACTGCGAGACATCTCAGCACAAGCGGGCTTTCCTACTAATATTACTTGGCCTACAGCCCCCTAATAGGAGATATAATTAATGGCTTTAACTAAAATAACTGCGGATATGACAGACGCTACAGTTTCAACTGTTGCGGGTACGCAGACGCTTACTAACAAGACACTGACATCGCCGACAATTGCAGGGACGGTTCTAGAGGATGTGTATGCTCTTTCTGGAACTTCAGCAAGCCTTGAGCCTGACAACGGCTCTGTGCAGACGCACACGCTGTCTGGCAATACAACATACTCTGACGGGTTTTCTGCGGGCGAAGCCATCACTCTTATGATAGACGATGGCACAGCGCGAAGTGTTACTTGGCCCACAATGACTTGGGTAAACAATGGAGCCGCAGCCCCTACACTTGCCACTACGGGCTATACAGTTATAGCTATCTGGAAAGTCTCAACCACGTTGTATGGTGCTTTAGTTGGAGACGGTTCTTAATGCTATGGCATAAAGCGCAAGGCGCTGGCGGAGCTGGTGGAGATATTACAGGCGAACTTATTGAATTTAAATTTGCTGGTCAGCTTGTAACAGCACCGCAAGCCGGGGACTTACTAGTTGGACATGTTGGTAGCTATACTAGCGCTGTTTCTACTTACAGTCCTTATACCCAAGTAATTAGAGCAGTCTCATCGGCTTGGTCTGGCTCCTATACTGAGTCAAGCAACATCGTTTATAAAATAGCAACGGGTTCTGAAGGGACAAACATAATGAATATAGGGGGTGGCAGCAGTGTGATGGGTGTTTATAGATTTAGTTCTCCCGTTACGTCTGTTTCGGTTGCGTTTTCAACAACTCAGCAGGGCTTTGCTAGCAAAACTATAGACACTTCTAGCTATGACAAGCCGCATATTGTGGTTTGCACTATTGCTTGTCATGGAAACCCTTCAATAGCAATGACAAACTCAGACTATGCTCTGCGTGGTGGGTATAGTAATGCAGCGGCTTCTCTTAGAAACCCAGACTCTTCTCTAACTTCCGCTGTAATTACAATGACTAACACCACCTTTAATGAAGCCTGTTCTTACGCAGTCTTAGTTCCTAACTTTTAATTAGTATAAGGTTTTTTATATGCACATTAAACTTACAAACGGTACTCCAGCTAAATACACACTGGGTCAACTACGCCGTGATAATTCAGACATATCGTTCCCAAAAACAATTCCTAATGAACTATTAGCGAGTTACGATGTTTACCCCTACGCTATTCAAGATGTAGAAGTTGACTCAGTAAGCCAGAATAAAGTTGAAGGTCAGTTTGAACAGGTAGGCGGTCAGTGGACTCTATCTATGGTCGCATCGAATAAGCCCCAAGCTGAAGTTGAGCAACATGTTCGCTCTGTACGTGATGAACTTTTAATACTTAGTGACTGGACGCAGATGCCCGACAGCCCACTAGATAGTAGTACAAAAACTTCTTGGGCTACATATCGTACAGCGTTACGCGATGTCTCAGCACAAGCGGGCTTTCCTACTAATATTACTTGGCCTACTGCGCCTTAACACAGGAATAAAAGTATGCTTGTAGAACTAGCCGCAGCCAACGCCGCTTTTGCAGTTATTAAAAAAACTATAGCTAATGGACAGGAGCTAACAAGTGTTGCTCAGCAAGCAAGCGCATACTTTGATTCTAAAAGTTCTATAGCTAAACAAGCAAATAAGAACGGACACAAATCAGACATGGAAGCTTTCATGGCTTTAGAAACTCTAAAGCAACAAGAAGAAGAGCTTCGAGAAATAATGATTTATGGTGGTCGAGCTAACATGTATACCGACTGGCTACAGTTTCAATCTGATTGTAAAAGAAAAAGACTTGCAGAAGAAGAACAACAAACGCGAAAATCAGCTCAGACAAAACAATTAATGCTGAACATATTTACTGTTATATGTGTTAGCTTAGTTGCTATCCCAGTGACGGGTACAGCAGTATATATAATAATAAGTATTTTAAAAGGAATATAAACATGACTGTAGAAGAAGGAAAAGAAGTAGTAGACGTAGTAGCGGCATCAACAGGCATAATGGCTTTTGTTGCGTGGCTCCCCCCTATTGCATCGTTGTTTACTATCGTATGGTTAGGTATTAGAATTTATGAGTCGCCTACAGTTCAAAACCTTTTAAAAAATAAAAACAAATAAACCGCCGTTAGACTAAGGAATTATTAAATGAAAAAAGCAACAAAAAGTTTAAAAACTCTTAAATCAAATAGAGATAAGTTTAACGCTGGCGGCGAAACTGAACAGGCCGAGACAGTTATAACTAGCGACATGCTAAGACAAGGCGTTGAGGATATGCGGGCTGGTAAAATATCAGGGCCAGAACTTCAAGCTATGACGCGAGCTGTGCAAAATCAAACGAAACAGAAACAAGCAGCACTGCAACAGCCACAAGCAGCAACGCAACAGCAACAAGCTGTACAGCCAGCGCAGGTACAACAGCAAGCAGCAGAAGCGCAACAGCCCGAAGCTGAAGTGCAGCAGCCCGCAACTACTGCGTCACCTGTCCAGCAAACGCCCGCCGTGGTGACTGGTGATGAATTAAATCAAGCTGTTGTTGATTTTAACGCTGGTAATATAACAAGCCAAGAACTTCAAGCTATGACAAGCACCGTGCAAAATCAAAATATTCAGGCGGGGTTAGACAATCAGCGGCAACAAGAAGCCTTTTCAGCCTACTTAGATGCGGAAGGTTATCCACAGGCCAGTGAGCACCCAGCATATCAAGGAAGCTCTACAGCGGGAAGCTCTACAGCGGGAAGCACTAATATTAGTAGCGCCAGCTCTTCTGCACCTGTAAACATTGACCAAACCAACCCTACATATACTGCTCCAGAAATGGCAGCAGCTCGAACAAGAACAGAGGGCATGGGAACACGCTCTGAAGGCGTACAAACTCTTGCCGATGCCGGTACTGTTGCTGTAGACGATGTTACAGCTAAAGCAGCAATAGCAACTAGCCAAATTGCTCCAGATAAAATTACAGCTCCAACTGCTGTAAAGGGCGCTGAGTTTACTGCTACAGGAGCCGAAGGTGTAGGCGTTACAGCCGCACAAGGCGAAGTATCTAAAGAGGCTCAGGCTAAGCTAGATGATGCTAAACTTTCAGAAAGAGCTGAAGCAGCTCAAAGAGACTTAGAAGCTGAAGAAGCAACTAAAGCTGAATCAGTTGAGTATGACATAAGCACAGGCGCTTACGTAAACAAAGTAACCGGCAAGGTTGCAACCGTACAAGAAACACGACTAGCTGAAGCAAAGACCCGTGAGGCTATTACAGGCGAGCCTGCTCCAGACGGCGAAGCTGCTCAGATTATGAGCATGTATGAGTATAACCAACTTGAAAAACGCACAATCAGTAAAGATAAGGTAGTTAAGAACCTTAAAGCACAGGGATTAAAAGACCCTGAAATTGCTAAGCGTCTAGCCGATAACCCTGAGCTAGTTGCAGATGAAATGGATGATATGCCAGAAGACATTAAGACTACTTTGTCTGGTCTTCCTCAAGAAGCTTTGATGAGTGCTCAGATGGAATCTCTAATGGCTGGCATGGAAGACGGAGAAATCCCTACATGGGCTAGACCGGCTCTTGCTAAGGTTGAGTCTAACCTAGCTAAACGAGGCATGAGTGCTTCTAGTGTTGGGCGTGATGCACTGTTTAATGCTATTATTCAAAGTGCTCTGCCTATTGCTCAGAGCAATGCCCAAGCTATTCAGAATGCTACGTCTCAGGACAAACAGATTGCAGCAGACTTCCTAGCTAAGAATACAGGGTTCCAGCAACAAATGAACTTAGCTAACCTGAGCAATGACCAGCAGATGCGACTAGCTAATCTGACGGCTCAGAATCAAGCGTCTTCAGAGAACTTAAATGCCGCACAGCAAACAGAACTAGCTAACCTTAACACCCGTATGCAGACTAACTTGCTTCAGGGCAAGATAGCCGCAGACATGAATCAGGCTCAGTTAACTGTTGACCAACAACGTGCAGTGCAGAACGCATCAATGATAGCTAACGTAGACATGGCTAGGTTTAGCTCAGCACAACAAGTTGAGTTAACTAATAGTAAGTTTATGCAAACAATGGTAGCTACTAAGTTTAGTGCTGAACAACAGGCCGCTATGCAAAACGCTACGTCTTTGGCTTCTATGGACATGGCAAATCTAGACAAGAATACTAAACTTGCAGCGCAAAACGCACAGGCTTTCTTGCAGATGGATATGAGCAATTTAAATAATGCACAACAAGCTAGTGTATTAAAAGCCCAAAACCAACAACAAGCCATGTTAACCACGCAGGCCGCCGAGAATTCCGCTAAGCAGTTTGGCGCTGCCAGTCAGCAACAAGCAGACCAGTTTATGTCGAACCTTAGTGTTCAAGTAGAACAGTATAATTCTGCTGCTGGTGCCGCTAGAGAACAATTCAACGCAACAGAAGGCAATAGGTTAGCAGCTATTAATGCCGGTAACGACTTACAGGCTCAGCAGTTTAGTGAGCAACTTGAAGCAGACATTCAAAAGTTTAACGAACAACAAGACTTTCAGCGCGACCAGTGGAATGCATCGAACGCACAGGCTATTGAGCAATCAAATACTCAATGGCGCAGACAAGCTAACTTAGCTGATACTGCGGCACAGAATACTGCAAACCAACAGAACGCGCAGATTGCTTACAACTTAACATCTCAAGAGCAGACTCAACTATGGCAACAGGTGCGCGATGAAGCGTCTTATGTACGCCTGAACTTTGAAAACGAACAAGACCGAAAAGCTCAGTTGCTCGCAACAGCTTTAGGCAACGAAAAGTTTGCAGGGAAGAAAAGCTATGACGCTACTTCTTGGTTGCGTGCTGTTTCTGGCTCAATTTAAATTTAAAATAATCAAAAGGTAATAAAAATGGGATTGTTTAAAAGTATTAAAAAAGGTTTTAAAAAGATTGGCAAGGGCATTAAGTCTGCCTTTAAGTCTATCGGCAAAGGCATTAAGTCTGCTATGGGTAAGATAGGTAAGTTTATGGATAAGATTGGCATCGTAGGCCAGTTGGCTCTTATGTTTACTCCACTTGGGCCTATGGTAAATAGCATGTTTGCAAGTATAGGCTCAGCAGTTGGAGGTGCGTTTTCTGCGGTAGTGGGTCAAACTGCAACACAGGCTACAGTCTCAGCAGTCGCTCAGCAGGCCGCCGTTACAGCAGGCGCACAAGCAGGAGCTACAGTAGCCGCTGTTGAAGCGGGTAAAGCTGCTGCCGTTAAGTTAGCATCAGGAGTAGCAAATAAAACACTAACAAAAACTATCACTGATGGAGTTGTAAGTTATGCAGGAAAAGCTACCGGACTGATGGGTGGGGGAACTATTGCAAAAGGAGCCGGTACACTCTTACAATCTGCGGGAAACTTTGCAAAAGCAGGACACTCTGCGTTCAGAACTATCACGGACGGACTGACCAGCTTTGTAACTGAGTTTTCTAAGACTGCGTTAAAGAAAATTCCGGGAATGCAAAACATGATGCCTAAGTATCTTGGTGATAGCGTAAGCGATAATTTCTTTAGTGGCGAGGGAAGCGCTTGGAGTAAAGTTCAGGGTGTGGTAAGTGAAAACGCTAATGCTGCTTTGAATAGTTTTAATGAAGCAATAGGAGTTGAAGCGCCAATACCTAAAGTTACCACAGCAAAAACTAACTATGATGACAAAGGTAGTTCTGACTATACTGCTCAAACAGATACAGGCACAGCGGTCACAGAAGATAAAAGCCTTTTAAGTCAAGGTGATAAACAAGGTATAGTAGATAAAGTAACTACTTCGTATGACAAGTGGAAAGGTGACAGAACTTTTGGAGAAGCCCTTGTGGAAACAGGGATAGACAAAGTACAGGCTGAACTTAAAAGAATCCCTGACGAGATAGCCGGAGGTCTTAAAACACGAGCTTATCAGACCATAGGTTTAGAAGCTACACCAGAATACGTCACAAATCAACACTTCGCACATGTCCCTGAAATTCAAACAGCCAGAGCAGGCCAGTACGCTTCTGCGGAAATAAATGACAGAGCTATGCAAATTCAGTTGACTGGTTCTAATTTTCACATGCAAAACCCTCATGGCTTTGGAGCTCATGAGTATTTGAATAGAATGGCAATAGCTACTGGAGGAACAACATAATGTTTGAAGATGACTATAATGCGGTAAGAGCTAAAATGGGCCGACCAATTCCCGGTCAATCATTAACAAACGACCCTGAAAATCCTGCACCTTTTGAAAAAGCTCCTGAGATGACAAACGTGCATGAAGCTAGTATGTATTTGTGGGACTTTGTAACCGAAGAAGAAACTTATGCAGCTTTGATGACCGCTATAGATAACGAAGTTCCGGTTATGCACATAGTACAAACTATTCTTTTCAACGAGTTCCAGCAAGGAAAATGGAATCCTGATTTGATGTTGATGTTAGCTGAGCCTCTTGCGTATATGCTTATTGCACTTGCTGAGCGTTTAGACCTAGACATTAAGATTGATACTGAAGAAGAAGAGGGTGATGTTTTTGGCGTTGAGATGGAAACAGCCAGCATAGAAAAGCTTAGAGAATCAGCTAAAGAAAGCGGGATGCTTCCTCAAGGTTTTGTAACTGAAGAAATGGATGCTAAGATGAAGCAGCTCCCAGAAATCAGCTTGCTAGAAAACCCAGAAGTCGAAGAAGAAGCAGTAGAAGCCCCAGCTACCGAACAACCTAGCCTTATGGCACAACCTGAAGGACAGTAAACATGGCACAAGATTCAATTGCATATGGTGAAAGCCTCTTAGCAGATGTTCGTAAAAGAAACGATAAAGCTGAAAGACGAGCAAAAAAAGATGCTCGCAAAGATGAGTGGAAAAACTTAGCTGCGGGAATAGGCATGAAAGTAGTCGATAATGTTTTCGCGCAGCGCCAAGAAAATTTTCTTAACAACGAACAGCTTATGACACAAAAGCTCTCTATGCAAAAAGTAGATGCTGAAGCAACTAATTTTAATAACACGTATCAAGCTGCTATGAAATATGACGGTGGCGTAGAAGCTTGGAAGCGTAACGAAGTAGAAAAATTAGCAGCGGCTAGGCTTGGTCAAGATTATGTTGAAGGAACTTATAGCAAGGCCGATTTTAATTTACTTACAAAAAAAGTAGCTGACGGGTATTATGACACGTACAGTGCTGAGTTTGATAAGCGATTAAAAGCAAATCAAGATTATCTTACCGGCGGAAATACTCAAGCTTTTACAAACGCTATTGCATCTCAAGCAAAGTCTAAGGGCATGACTGGCACATTCTTGAATACTATAGGCTTAGGAAAAATAGCGGGCAATCCCCAGACAGACTTGCTGAAAGTAAATCCTTACGAAAAGAATGCAGACGCTCAGAAGATTTTCCAAGACCAGTACAATCAGACCAGAGACGCTGGGCTGTCTGAGTTTATTGCTAAAGAGTTTTCAAAAGAAGGGCGTATGAGGCTAGGACGACCTTCGGTTCAAATTAGTGACGAAATAATCACTATAGAAACCGTCAACTCTGCTGGAATAAAAATTGAAACGAAAGTCCAACAGGCTACGCAGGGCAGAGGAGACGGAAGTGTAGAAAGGTTTCTTATAAATCTTGATGGCTCTAGTTATAGTCTTTCTTCAGTGCAAAAACTACAAGACATTTTAGAGTTCAGCACTGCGGCTGCATACCAACAACAAAATAACAACATACAAGCAGGACAAAATGCTATACAAAATTTAAAAGCTGTTGATAGTAATATTATAGATTCGCATATTGAAGACAATCTTGAAGACAGAAGCTTTTACGAAACTGATGCTGATTACATTGCAGCGGCAGATAAAAAGAAAGCTACAATAGCCGCTTATGTTACTCAAGGCGGTATTGCGGCGGCTGACCAGAGAACTGGATGGGGAAGTGCTAACGACGGAAGAAAGGTTCAACTAGCTTTAATACTAGACAACATGCGGAGGAAGAACCCTAAAGAAATGCCAGTTTCAGGGATTCAAAACCCCTTTGAAACTATGTTTAAAATTGACCAAATATCAACA